GTAAAGGTTCTCTCTCGTTAGATATGATAGTTCCATCAGCATCTACATCATATTCTACACCATCTTCTAATATCATTCTCCATTCGATATTGTATTGGCTCATGTAATATTCTTGCATTCTTTCAAATCTATCTTTTTCTGTTTCTGGTCTAAATTTAGTTAATGCTGGTAAATAGAATCTTCCAAGAAATAGATAAACACCAGCACGTTCAAACTGATCTAGATTAACTTTTGTATTAACCATTTCAGCAGTATTCAAAACTGTAATATCTGTAAATATATTTGTTTTATATACAGGCCACCATTCTACTCTTAATGCTCTAAAAATATCGTTAGTAGTTTGTGCTAGAAAATTAGTTGTTTCTGTAGCTGTTGTAGATATACCAAAATCAAAAGCATCTGGTTGGTATTTTAAAACATCTGATGTAGTAATAACATCTGCACCCGTATAATTAGCCATAATTTACTTCCAAATTAGATAAATTATTAAAATAGCTAAAGGGATTGAATACATTGGATTATTTTTAGATTTAATCCAAACCCATTTTGACCATTTCTTTAATTTAAATTTAATTAATTGATTCATCTTTTTTCTTTCTTGCTTTTCTTTTCTTCGGTTTAAGAGGTACTACTTTTGTTTCATTTTCAAAAGTTTGATCTACTTCTTTAATATTTTCTTTTACATCATCTGACGCAACTTTAAAACCTCTAAAATCATACATAGATTTATTAGTTTCGTAGTCTAACTGACTTCTAGTGATTGTTTTGTTACCTCTTTTTAAAGTAACCATCTTCTCATTTGATAATACTAATTTAACCATTTTATTCTCCTAAGTTAGTTGCGAGGGCAGTTGCCCACCCTCACAAAGTATCCAATTATTATTGGATTGATGAATCACTATGGAACTCAACACCATATGAATCATGGATTTCTCCAACACCATATACTGAAGTAGCCACAATCTCGTCTGCTCTAAGAGAAGCATCTCTTTGAGTTTCGATTTTAACATCTTCCATCATAGCTATAGCTAATGCGTCTTTATGGAACGCACCACCTTTGTAATCTCCAGCAGTTCCTGTGTTTGCTATATTTGAAGTTTCAAATACAGGCATACCAGCTAATCTACCAACAAAGCCTGATCTTAGTGCTTCGTTTGCTAAATCATTTGCATTTGCGTTTGCAAAAGTATTAGTCAAACCAGCTTTTAGATCATAAGCGATTTTAGGGTGTAACACTACTGCACACTCATCTACGTTAAGAGCATTTGCTCTTAAAGTTGATAGTGCTTGGAAGATTATAGCAGATGAAATAACTGCTGAACCATCTCCAATTACACTTGAAAAGCCATCAAACAATGCAGTTAAATCTGCGTCTTGTTTTCTTGCTAGTGCTTCTCCAAACAATTTACCAATATCTCCAGCAACATTTCTTGGTGCTGAATTTCTTGCTAAGTCAGTTAGAGTAGTCATAACACCAACCTCTGATGCAGTAATAGTTACTGAACTAGGGTTGATTGCTGTGTTAGATAAATCAGTTGCTTCTGCTACTGCTGATGCTGATACATTTGCATAAACAGGAACTTCAACTGCTTTTCCACCACCCGTGATAGCATAGTTTTTAACTAAGTTTCTCATGATGGATTTTTCAGAAGCTACGAATTGTGCTTCTGCTACTATCTCTGTGTATAGTTCCGATAGTGTAGAACTTGTGCTTTCGTTTGCCATGTTATTACCTATTAAGTTTATTTATTATTTAAATTAATCTCAACAGCACCTGAATCTCGTTTCTTCCTATATTCTGCATAGGCTTTACGATCTTCTGGTTTTGTTAAGTCTAAGTCCTGTAGATTAAAAGGTTTAACAGTTTTACCACCAATAGCACTCTGGCTTCCTGAACCTGACAATGACCCTTGACGGAAATGTGGGTTGCTATCTAAAAACTCCTTAACACGATCTTCAATGGTAAGAAGTTCTCCACTTGAGTTATATCGTACATTAGAATTATTATCAACTACTTCTATTCTACCATCATCATTGTACTTAACTTCGTTTTTTAACAAAGCTACTACTTGCTGTGCGTTGATAGATTTTTCTTTGTTAGCAATAGATAAAATAGAATTATCAACTTTTTCTTTTTTGATTTGATCTTTTACCTTTTGTAACTCTGAATCTTTTTCAGATAATCGTTCTTGCATGATCTTTTCAATATCAGCTTTAGATTTAGCTTCTTTTAATTGTTGTTCTTTTAAAAGTTCAGCTTTTTGGCTTTCTTCTTCTTGAAGTTTCTTCTCATACTTATTCTTCTCTGCTTCAAGTCTTGATTTGATAATGTTGTCTAATTGTTCTTGAGTGAAAGTATTTTGTTTTGTTTCTTCTACTTTTACTTCTTCTTTAGTTTCAGTTGCCACTTCTGGTGCAACGTTTGTTTGTTCTTCGGACATTGTTTTCTCCTAGTTATATTATTAGTTCGCCTTTGCTGTCATACCAATCAGGATTGACATAAGACCATTGATGCCGACAATTATAACCACCTCGAACAATTAAAGGGTTTCCAGATTTTTTACCTTTCCAACTCCTACTTGTCCAAAGTGCATTGACTTCATCAACTGTGAAAAGTCCACTTTTCCTCTTGTTATATACTCCATTAATTATATTTCTGCAATGATCTCTAGTGGTAGGAATTACATCTCCATAGTATTTTACAAAAGTTAAACCAGCATCTTGTGATTTGTTAAAATTTAAGGTTGCATCAAAATCCCTTAGTGAATCATTAAGTATTTGACCAGCATATCTTTTCATATTATCTCCAAGTCTATCTCTTGCAAACTTAGATTGCAGAGTTTGAACTGACTTATCAACTTTAGCTTGAATAGTAGTATTATCAGAGTTTTGATTTCTATTTATATAAGTTATTAACCTAGTTATTTCTGGGTCATCTGAACTTGCATAGATTCCATTTATAGTTTGTCTTAGTTCTTTTTCTAATACTGCAAACTTACTACCAACTAATGTATTTTGATAAACCTTTTCTGATAGTCGTCTTGTAAATGTATTTGATACATCTTTAAACTGTGTAAAATATTGTTGTTTTAAATTTTGGATAAGTGCTTTATCGCCTTTAGTTAATTCTTGAAATTCAGGTGGTATATTGCCAATTAACTTAAATGCTTTTTCAATTCTTTTAGCTTGTTTATTGAAACCCTCTCTAACAACTGTATCTGACCATTTAAGATATTCTCTTTCTAAGATAGCTTTTATCTGTGGCCTAATAGCAATAGCTGATTGTAGTTCAATTAACTTGCCATCTGTTAAAGGTAATCTTCCGGCAACAGATACTACTTCTCGTTCTATTCTATCTAATGTTGCGATTAATGTTTTATAGTATTCTGCCTCTGCAAGTTCTATTTGCTTGATTCGATATAATGTTGCTTTTTTAACTTTATCAGCCATTTGTTCTAATTTTGTTCCATCAAAAAACTAGCATTTACTAGGTTATAATTTATTTGACCTTTATATCAATATTTTATAAATTTTATATATAAATAAACAAAGGAGAGAGAAATGCAAACAATACAATTAAGTAAAAAACAATCATACGGAAGTATCATAAACAGATTATCAGAATCTTGTTCTGCTTTTCCATTAAACTATGAAGTTAAAGTTGGTTTGGGTGGAACTGAGTATATGTGGTCAGATAGAAAACCATATACTGTTTGTGTAGTGCATAATAATTGGAAAAACAAAGGTTATGAAATTATTGGTGTACAAGCTGATGATTACAAAAGAATAGATGAAAATGGTATGAGTGAAGATCAAGATTATGAATTTACTCCAAATATTGAAAATACTGTTCACTATTTAAAATCAGAAAAAGTACAAACAAAAAATGGTATAATGAAAATTTACCAGCCTGTAAGATGGAATAATAAAACTAACAGATGGAATAAAGGTGGTACTGCTGTAACTTTAGGTCATAGAAAAGCATATTACGATTTTTCATTTTAATTAATTAACTAATTAATGAAAGAGGCGATCTTTATGGTCGCCTTTTTTATATCTGCTCTTGTTCTACTTCTTGATCTACTTGTTCCGGTTCGTCTTGTGTGAACTGACCTACTTCTGCTTTTGCATCAATCTCATCAAAGATTTCGTTTAACTTCTCATCATCATCAACAACTGCTCTAGCAATTTCTTTATCAACTTCTTTAGCAAATGTAGATGAACCAATATCAAGTGCTTTAGCTTGTTGGAAGTACATAAGATCACTTGCATAATCTCTAATGTTAAATGAATCAGGATAATTAATTTCTCCATCAAATGTAGCATCTTGGAACATAGCATATAATCTAAATAGTTGTTCTTCTGCTATTTGTAAGTTGTCAGCTTTCTCAGATAGTCTTGCATTTAATAATTCAAATTCTGTTTGTAGTGCAACACCAGATGTTATTCCTGTCTTTTGAGTTCTAACAGCACCCGTATGTGCAATTCTATTTATAGAATCTACTTTGTTATTTATAGATTCCATAATAGCTTGTAAGTTCTGGCCAGATGGTTGAAGTAAATATGGTTTTAAATTTGGCTCAAGTTCATCAGGCATTTCAATTACTGCACCAGCACCAGCACTAGCATTTACACTTGGAGTTTTAACTAATGATGGGTGGTTAGTTAATCTGATTAATTGTTCCATTTCAGAGTATTCGTTGTAAATAGATTTTTGTAGATCAGCTATGTCAGTTAAATCTGATTGGCCAACTCCTCTTTTATGAGATTTAGCATTATATAAAATTACTGCTGGTATTTTACCAATCATATTATCTACACTATCAATTAATCTAGGTTCTTCTCGTTCTTCCATGTAGATAGTATCTATTCTATCAGGATACCAAATTCTCATGTATGTTCCACCATT